GAGGTAAACATAGTTCGCATCGTCTGTTGCGGTGCCCCGCCTGGCGTCCATATCGACCGGGCTGTTAATTAAATGTGACGCCATCAATGACGACGAATTAGCCGTGTATGCTTCTTCTTCGTATGTCCACAGAAACTCACGCGCTGCCTTACCAGATCGCTCAATAAATAGAATCGCGCCGTCGATATTCATAGGGCGCACACTGCCCGACCCGTATTGCGTTTGTCGTTTAACAGCGGATTTCGCAGGGGTGATTGGTGAATCGGATATATAGAACTCCGCACCAGAAGTGAATACCGTTAGATGACGACCGGCATATAACGACTTAATTGCGTTTACTTGGTCAGTGTCGAGCGTAATATCAATCGCATCATCGTCGGCACCCGTACCCACATTAAAATTAAAGAAGTCACTAATTACAGATGCCCACAAGGTTTGTGGTCTATTCTTCGCCCCACCAAACCATAACCGCTGCTCAAAGAATGTAGCAGTTTTCGGGTAACCTTTTGTTGCGCTCCACACAGCTTCGGCACCCGACCCGTAATCAAACGTCGGAACATTTAATAGCGTGATGTCTGATAACGTCCAGGAGGAGTGTGAAGCACCACGCACCAACTTAGCGGGTACATGATCCTCATGCACGATAATCATCGTATCGGCTGATTGCGTCCAGTTAATATCGAATAGCTGCGCCTCGGTATAGGTCGAGGTAACGTCTGCCTGTTTAACGCCGTCTTTATATATCGCGATGTTGTTGTTCGAGAATGAGATCAAATAGGTTTGCTCGACGTTGAAAGCAAACATACAGATGCGCGACTTGCCTGGCAGCGTTGCCTGGTACTCCATGCCTGGGCGTCGCTTTAATCCGCCCTGCGGTAACGATAAAACGTTAGTGCCCTCCGCGCAGCCCTGGTAATACTGTTTGATATCAGTACGCGCAGCCAGGCGCGGGTCTAATACCCCCGACACAAAGTTCGTCTGAAAGTTTAGAACCCGTGGCACTACTGCCTAATCTCGGTAAATGGCGAATCGGTAATGCTGCTCGGTGGGCGCGATTGTGAATCGAGGAATTTCGACCGCCTTAATTGTGACTCGTACATCGCCATGTAAAGCTCACCCGTTGATTTATTGCTGGTTACGGGTATGGCAAACTGCGCGGCTAGGTTGTACTCCATCATCTTGACAAAGTACGCCGGTAATCGCGACTCGTCGGGCTTAAAGATGTAATCAAATGCAACGCTGCTTGCGTTTGCATATAACTTATCCTCGTAAATCTCGTAATCCACATCGGGATATACCTTGATGCCCAAGAGATAACCGGACGGCAGGGAATACGCATACGTCCATTCATTTAATGGCTTTGCCGTTAGTTGTGATAATTGCGACTTTGCACTAGCGAAACGCCAGCGATGCATGGTCAGACAGGATTCATAACTGCTGGTGTAGAGGTTCGCCGCTACGGTTGCCCCGGCGCCGCCCTCGGTAAAGCTGGATATTGTGCCGTGCCCTATCATTAACAGGGCGTTCGAGCACAAAGAAATATCGGTAGCCATCTTCTACCTCGTAAGGAAAAGAGTGGGGGCGCGAACGCCCCCACATCTCCCCAGGTGACACTCTCCAGTTTGTGGCTGGATCATGTACAGAACTACTTAGTCGGTATCCGTCTCTGAGATGGCAGTGCCATCGGAAACGTCAACGACTCCAGACGCGTTGGAAAGCACGCTGCAAATACTCGTTGTGGGCGTATTGGTATCGCACACAAAAAGAATATCGCGCACTTGCAACAGGTCAGAGGCGTCATTGAAGTACGCCGCTGTGTTGACTGTTGCTATAGCGTCAGTTGTTGAGTAAACCCAGATGCGTGGTGCATTCCCACCAGGGCCGACTTGCTGCAATCCACTTAATGCATATGCCATGATGTAATCCCCTTACTGGTAGCTAACGGATACAGAACCGTCGCCGTCGCGTGAAACCGAGCCAGCCTTTAGAACTCCATTACAGAGCCATGAGGTTTTCTGCGGTACATAGTTGACCTCGGATCTGATATCGATACCGATAGCAAGCCCGACTGCGCTTTCGTGCCAAGCAAAACCTTCTGTCGTACCACCAGAAACGGTTAGCCCGCCTTCGCCGCGTGTCTCGATCATGTGCCATTTGAAGCCCATCCACGAATCAAACTCGCCGGACATCAGCAAACGTACCGAGTTGTAGTCAGCGCTGGTGACGGTTGAGATGTTCAAGAGGTCTTCGAGACCGGCAGCAGTAATAGCAAAATGCCGCCCTTCTCCAGGCACACCCTTGTCGTTGAGGTGCTTCGATGCTTCAACCACTTTCGCCACCGTCATACCAGCCGAACCATGTGCAATGGTTCCCGCTGGGCTCGCTTCAGCGGCAAGTGCATCGATGATTAGCTGGTCAAGGCGACGACCCAACGCACCCGCGATGGTTTGTGCCAATTCCCGCTGCTCGTCGAAATTCACCTCGGCTGAGTCGAAAATATCGGTGTACTCCGGTGCGTTCCAATTCGCCAGAGTGCAGTTGATTAGTGAGTGGGTAACGTCCATCGGCGTGACATCAGCCTGGCTCGCCTTCTGGTTTGCCGTGCCTTTGCCCATCTTGCGGAACTTGTAGATATCGCCAATGACGCCGTTTCGGATTGTGACGGTGTTGCGTAAGCTGCCCGCCGTTTGGAAGGCGTGCTTAACATCATCGTCGAACTGCTGTTGTGCAGCAGCCGATAGAGTTTTAGACATTTATGTCTCTCCGGTGTCGTAAAAATCACGCTCTTTCGAGCATCCTTTTGCGATCCAGGTGTCCGCACAAAGCGGGCCGGTTCTAACGCAAACGTGCGCTTAACTCGGCTCCGTTTAGCGGGCTCGGGAACTTGGGCTGCTCAAGGTGTCCGCATTGCGCGGGCTCGAGCGGCTAACCCCAGGTGCTTATCGAGGTGTCCGTTTCACAGGAGCTACAACAAAACACAATATATAGTATTTAAGGGTTGGTGTACACCTACATATAGGGTTACTGCGTAATCTGTGCCTCGACAGATTGTTCCCCGTAATAGTCTTTATATGCCGACTCAACGCGCTTCTTATAAGGCGCATCGACTGCCATACGAAGCTGGCCTTCTTCTGTTTTTGCGAAACGCATTTTGCGAAGATCGTCGGGTGTATTGGTGTTCGCTGCCGGTGTTGCTTTGGCTAACGGCGCCTCGCGTGATTTGTCAACTAATGCCTCAAGCAGCTCAACCCCTTCAGCGGTTGAGGCGACCCCTTTATAAGACTCCCACTGTTGGGCGGATAGATTCCCCTGCCCCCAGGAGGCGAGCGTCTTTAATCGTGTTTGTGCTTGCGGGCCCAGGGCATTCATTTCTGCTGACCGGTCGTGGTTAACCTCACGCACCTGGTTCTCGACATACCCCGCTAACATCTGATTGAATGATTCCTGCCCTAGATTCGCCTCTTTTGCTGCCGTCTTAAACCAGTCCAACATCGGATCGCCTTCCAACATCGCCGCGTTAATAGTTTCGGGTAGCACCACCTCATACTCGTCTGGTGCTGCCTGGCCGACCTTCTTCTCTAGATCGGTATACGCCTTCGCCTGGTCAGCGACGGTCTTGTACTTCTCGGCTTTGAACCATTCGGGTTGATCGCCCTCGCCATTGACCCCCTCAACCCAATGCCAATCACCCGTGACGGGGCTGGCTTCTGGTGTTTCTGAAACACCCTCGAGTAAGCTGCCCTCTGTTGGTGTTGGTTCTCCTACCGCTCCGGTTTCTGGCGGTGCTTCCGTTGCTTCTGCCTGGGGTTCATCACTCATCAAGTGCTCCTGGTTGGTTGTTTTCTGCTATATCAAGCTGCGCGAGAATCTGACGAACTAAATCGGCTCGGCCTTCTCGAATGCCCGCCTCGAATTGTGTTGATGTTGGTGTGACAATCGGTCGCAACACCGTAATCTGAATCAATCGATTAAGGACGTAGCGCCCAGAATCAGTGCGGAAGCACTCATGGAACCGTGTAGCGATTTCACGCGATTCATTTGCCTGGGCGTGCCGACCCCTAGCTTGCGCTAAATCGTCTATCTCGAGCGCGTCCCAACCGGACTGCTCGAGTAGCTTGTCAAGCGCCGCCAATCGCTGCCGCTTCTTGCTGTTGTTGTGCTGCCTGTGCTGCCTGTTCTTGCATTTCCTGACGCTCGGCCTCATCACGCAACAGGTCTTGATCGATCCCTAGTTTCTCGCCAACAAAGGCCGGCAAATTTTCGAGCTTAGTGCCTAGTGCGAGTACTTCGGGGCCGAGCTGTCCTATTGTCTGAATATATTGATTAAGCGCCACTAAGTCCTCTTGGTCTTGCGCCCTAGCCAGCGGCGAGGTGTGTTTTATCGTGACCTCTCGGCCATCGACTCTGATGGGTGGAATCTTACCCGCCCGTGTCAGTATGTAGACAGTGCGGCGTAATACTTTTTCAACGAACTCGGTTTGCATACGACCGAACGCGCTACCGGAATCTTGCACCAGCTCTTGATTGCGTAACGCCATTTCCGTCGCACTCTTTACAGGTTGATCCATTTCCCCGAATGGTTCAGCAAATAACGCCTTATTGATACGCGTGCGTAAGTCTTCAAGCACCAGGGCGCCGAGTTGAATGTCACCGGAACGCTCGAGCGGTCGCAAGCTGGGGTTTCTGCTGTCGTTCGAGCCCACTGGAATGATGGCACCAGGTGCAAGCCGAATCGAGTACGGGTTAATCACACCATCATCGGCTGCAGTATAGATACCCGATATCGATAGCGCTGCATTACGCAACACATACTCGACAATCTTGTTGCACGTTTTAACGTCGGGCAACACTTGCATCAATCGACCACGACCGAGGGTTTCACCAGGCACAACGTATTCGCGAAAGACAATCCAGGGCGATACCTCATAGTCCTGGGTAAACACCACATGCTCGGATTCACGCTCGATCACGCACTGGTAATAGAGCTGTGTCTTCGGGTCGTAGACCGTGCCCTCAATAAGCTGGATTTTCTCGTCCGGATCTTCTCTTGCTTTCTTTTTTACGCTGGCCGGTAACGTCGCCCCTGTCCACAACCTTTCGACATGACGCGCGGGTACTGAATGGTTACGCCACACAGTCTCAATAGAACCCCACGGCCCAGCCTCGGGGTAAATTTCCGCGAGTGGTGCAGCATGAAACTCGAGCAAGTTGGGCCCGTCTGATTCTTCGAGACTCATCACCCCCGTTGATACGGCCAGGTCAAGAAACGCCTCATGCGACTGCTGCGCGAAATTACTGTGGTTGATGTGGTCGAACACGATCTGCGTGATGTCGTCGAGCGTGCGCTGTACTTCTTCGTGCTCTTTCTTTGGAATCTCCGATCCTGGCGCTAGGATCGACCATCGACGCCAGGGCGGAACCAATGCCGCCTGAAGGCGCGAGGCGAACTTTTGCACACCAATCACTGCGGTCGCGTCGTATATGTCGGTGTTCTTTTTCTGGCCTGGTGAGTGTGCGGTGAACGTTTCACGTTGAGGCAATGCGTATTCGTAACACTCCCGCAGATGGGTTGACCAGGTTTCGCGTGCAGCTTTCGCCGTATCGAACCGGCTGATTAAGTCTTTAACGTTGCCGAGTGTCGGCGGTATGCGATATTTCGCCATTAGTTATCCACCGCGTAAAGAGGGTACACCCGTTTCTGAGCCCGAAATCAAAGAGAAGCGGCCAAACATAC